TTACTCCATACAGATTGAAAAACGGATGTATAACGGAATCTACACATTCCTTATTGAAACCTGTAAGATAGGTATTACTTACTTTATACCACCTTCGCCAGTTCATAACATTTTCTACAAAGGGGATATCATAAAACTTCATCTCTTCCTTGTCTGATTTTGGTCTTCCTGTAATTTCTGTAACTTTATGTGGTTTATACCCTAATATATCAAAAATCATATGTGATAAATCATTTGTATTGCTTATTCTGAACGGCTTTTCTCTGTCCCATTTCTTGAGTTCCTCTGATTTCATTACCAGATTCTCAATAAAATCCAACCGTTTATCAAGACTCATTTTCAGTTTATCAGCCTGTTCTGTATCATAATAAATACCATTATATTCAGCTTTTGTAAGTGCTTCCTCGCCTTCCATAAACAAAGATAAAGCTCTCTGTAAGTTATCTGTAAAATTACTGTTCTGGTATTCATACAGTTTATAGGTACCTAAAGAATCCATGGCATTGTATTTCATCAAATCATAGATATCTACTTTATCAATATTGTTGAAAGCATTGGCACCATATAGTTCTTCATCTTCCGGTTTTGATTCAATATATTTGTCCACATCTTTATCATACCCTATAATCCCCAATGTTGTATAGAGTAAATATTTCAAACCAACTTTTTTATTGTTATTGAGAATGTGTGCTGCAAGTAAAGTGTCCCATCTGATATTCCTTGGCCAGTATCCCAGCAGTACTTTGGTCCACAACCGTTCAAACTTGGCATTGTGTGCTACTTTCTGTGTTTTACTTAAAAGAAACCCCTTCCATACATTTATGAAAACTTCATCATCAAAGAACGGAAAAGAATATCCAAACAGACCATCCGAAACAGAAACACAGACAATCTTATGCCCTTTCCTGTACGGTTTCTTACCAGTTGTTTCATAATCAAATGTTACGACAGGTGCTTTTTCCATTTTATGCAGTATGTCTACAGCTTCTTCCACTTTGTCTATGACTATACAATCACCTAAATAATTGCTTGTATAAAAAGGTGTTTCTGCAAGTTTTACAGCTTCCCTGATATTGCTTATAAACTGTTTTTTAACAACACTGTTTTCACTTCCATCTTCATTCCTTATGATATAGGAAGGATGCCATGTAGGACATATCCAGCATTTATAATCTTGGTCTGGTATAATACATCCTACCCAGTCAGTCATAGATAAACCTTTTATTCTGCCTGTCATTTTATCCCCTACAAGGGATATCATCGCAGTATTCCCCATAGGGATTATCACTTTAGGCTTGTACTTATTTATTACCTCTTTTACTCTGCTTCTACAGGCATTTATCTGTAAAGGACTTGGTGTTTTGTTATTCGGTGGCCTGCATGATACAGCATTTGTTTTCCAGAAATCCCTGTCTAAATCCAAATCCATAAGATGCAATACTTCACGAAGCATCTTACCTGATTTACCTACCAGCTGTGCTCCCTGTAAGTCCTCATCAGCTCCAGGTGCTTCTGCTATAATAAGAATTCCCAGTCTTCCTTTACCACTTGCTTCCATTTTGGGACTGTTGCAGTACTTATAAAGACCACATTCTTCACATCCAACAGAACTGCTTTTCTTTGCTCTGATAACAGGTTCCCTGTAATTTATTTCAAGCAGTTTATTTTTATCAAAAAATGAACGTGCCATAATCAGTCCATTGTTGACAGTATTTTTATTCCATTATCACTGTAAAACACCAGATTAAGAGCTTCCCTGTAAGTACCTTTTACTGCTGTTTTCTTCACATAGAATGAACTGGTGTTTTTGAGGCAGTCTTTCAGCATTGCTACACTCACTATAAATGTAGCATCATAAGGCATTTCAGTTTCTATCAGTTCTTCAAAATTTCCATATTCATTGCTGGATTTTACAATAATTCCATCCCTATTCAGCTTCATAAGAATAGAACTGTAATCATCTATCTCTTTTGACAGTATGGAAGCTCTGTTAACAACATCAAGAAGTGTTTCAGGAATAGCACATTTCTGATAGGTATCATCTATATTGTCTTTTACTGCTTTTTCTATATCATCCACCGGATATTGAGACACATTAGCTCTTCTTATTGATATAATAGAACCTTCAGAATCCCTGAAATGCAGCCAGCCTTTCGTAACAGCATATTCCTTTGCAGTGCCAAAACTTACCACACTTTTAGCCAACTGTGTGTCAAAAAGTATGTTTTCTTTTACAGGAGTATCCAATGTATACCTGTAAATTCTGAAACCGTCAGTAGCATATACAGTAGTACCGGATATGTATATATTTGTACTCATTGTACTGCTTGTTAAGGTACAGAAATCAAGTGCTTCAAACAGTAAACTGGGAACAGGAATCCAAGCATCTTCTTCAGGAATAATCCTTTTTATACTATCCTGTTCAAGTTCTGCTTTCTTGATAAGTTCATAAACAGACTTTCCGGATTTTATTTTCCAAGACTTCTCATTATTGGTAATTTCAATTTCCTTATCAGGCAACTTGCCAAGGATACTGTTCAGTTCCTTTGCCCGTACAGCCCCTTCCAACGGTTCTTCTGTAGCAAACTTCTTTGCTATACTTATATATCCATTATAAGAATATATTGTGCCTTTATCAAACAGCAGACAGTCCCCACTTGCATACACTGTAGAATCCTGTGCCGTAGCCATCATTGCTGCTTTAACAGCATTCTGAAAATCCTTCTTTACCAGTTTCATACTCATTCCTCCCTGTGTCTTTTCCGTTTCTTATGTATAGCCGCATCTGGTGGTATATCTTCTTCTAGATTTATTTCATGTACAAACTTACTGTCCAACACAGGTCTGCATATATCAAGACAACTCAATACAACAACCTGTTCAGTAACAGCTTTTTCTTCACGGATAACCAGCTGATTTACACGCATTATTCCTTTTTCTATCTCTGATTCTTTCTGATTCAGTCCAAGTCCACATGTAATATGTCCTACTTTTCTGTTATCTTCTGCACTGTCATTCTTTCTCACATCTCTGTCAAATGTATCTTTGTTTGTCTGTGATGCTGTAATAACCAGTATATTCCGTTCCTGTGATATTCTCCGTAACCCCTTCCAGATATCATCCAGCTGATGCCGGTATTCTGTTCCTCTGTATCTGCTTGGAATAAGTAAATCAGCATAATCCACTATCACTACATCAGGAACATAGTTTGAATACAACTGTAATACATCAAGGTGATTTTCAATATCCTCCACAGTAGAACGGTATGCAGGAATTGACATTATCCGTACAGAACCGTTCCGTAACATCTTTTTTAACTTGCTCTGTTGATACTCAATCTTTGTAGCATCAACTCCTGTTTTATGTATGTCTTTATACAATATATCATATTTCAGATTATCAGTATTCTGTTCAAAATATGGGAATTTTATTGTCATCGGTGCTTTTGTCTGTCCTACAATAGACCTCCAACCTCTCCGTATCATCTGTTTTCTTGTCATTTCCATAGTAAAAAATACCACTTTCAAATCCTTAAACATTGCTGTTTCTGCTGAATACCACAGCATCTGGCTCTTTCCACGTTTCTGTGGACCAAAGAAACTTACAAAATCACCTCTGTGAAACTCCCCTGCAAGTTCACCAAGTGCTTTAGGAAATTTGAACAGTATCTCATCCTCTTCACTGAATGCATCAGACACCAGTGCTGTATCATTCAGAATGTCTACACCAGCATCAGAAACAACTTCCGGTTTCTTATAATTTGCTATAAACTTTTCTGCCTGAAGTATATCATTTTTCTGCAATGATTTCTTTATATTTTCTACCAGTATTTCCATTGACCTTGTACTGATATACTGTTCTGCCTGTGTTATATCATATTCAATATTATTGACTGTCTGAACATATTCATCAGATATACTCTGTAAAAATTCAGCTATAAGGTCTGATACTGAAGTATCACTTAAGGTAGCAGTTTTACTTTTATAAATATCTTCTATTGCTTTGTTTGGTGCTTTCTTATAAACATTATAAAATTCTACTACCCAATCACTTACCAATCTGGCATACTCACTTTTACAGTATGTTGGACTGAATATCGGTAAAATACGTTTGCAGAATTCATCGGAAACTATAAGATTTGTAAGTAATTTCCTTTCTGCGCTTAAATCAACTGTCTTAAGTTCCATCAGTACTTCCTGTTTTTATACTGTTTTGTAAGTTCTTTCAGTATGTCTTCTTCACCGAAAAACACTTTATTCTCTTTACCATCAACAACTTCACTGACTATATTGTTCTTTCTGTCTATTATTTTAGTTATCCTTTCTTCAACTGTATTGAAACCCACAAGATAGTAAATATTCACCATTTCAGCATCCTGACCAATCCTGTGTATTCTGTCTTCTGCCTGTAAATGGTCTGTTGGAGTATAAGTAAATTCTACAAATGCCAACGAATGTGCAGCCGTTAAAGTGATTCCCACACCGGCAGCATTTATCTGTCCAATAAATAATTTTTTATCGATATCTTTCTGGAATGCATCAATAGCAGCCTGTCTTTCCAGTTGGTTATTCCTGCCATCCAACTTAACTGCCACATTTTTGAATTTACTGTAAATATCATCTATAGCCATCGTATGATAAGCCATAACCACAAGTTTTTCATCAGTAGAAATAAAATCACTTATCCACTGTAACATTGCTTTCCGTTTAGCAAGATATGCTAACTGCCGTAAATGCTCCAACAATTCCTTTTCTTTCATCAGTGTAGTATAATGATTGTTCAGCCATTCTGCAAACTCTTTCTCTGCGTCAGTATAGTTCTTCATTTCCACATTTTCAAGTTCAAGCGGTACTATTGTCTTTATTTTATCAGGCAATTCCAAAGCCACTTCTTTCTTTGTTCTCCGCAGCATATATGGTTTTATTAGTGTATGCAATTCATCCACATGAGAAGCACCATTATATACCCATCCAAACCCGTTAAAAACAGGATTGCAGAATTCATGCAAGTACTTGTATCTGCTTGGAAATACTTTTGGAGCCATAAGATTCAGTGTAGTAAAAAATTCTGACGGTCTGTTCCGTATTGGTGTTCCTGAAAGACAGATTAATGGTATGTCCTTATACGCTTTTCTTAACTCTTTTACCGATTTTGTACGTATTGTAGTATTATTGGCTATATACTGTGATTCATCAAGAATCATTATCTTTATCTTCATTTCCTTAAGAACAGGAAGCCAGTAACTCAATATATCATAATTTATAATAATCCAATCACTGTAACTTATTTCTGAAGGTTCTGTACCATAGAGAATTGTATAATCTTTACATTTTGTCCATTCTTCTAT